ACAACCTATTCGGAGCTTTTATAGGTTTTGTAGGCATCATTGTAGTACTTATAGTGATGTTAATTACTAACGGATTAACAATTTAATTATGGAAATGAATATAGAATTAGATAATGGATGGCATGTAGCTGTTGATTATGAATACACCTCTCCTGAAAAAGCAGTATATTATACTGGTGGGGGAGATCCAGGACACCCAGGTACATCAGCTGAAGCTAGAGTATACAGTGTATGGGCTACCCTTTCAGAGAGAAACGGTAAGCTTGTACAAGTAGATGTACTTAAGTTTCTAGTAGACACGGATTTGATAGACATAGATGAAATAGAACAAGAAATTATAGAGAAGCATGCAACTAACTATGAATAAACTCATAAAAGTAAAAGATGAAGAACAAAAGAAAGCTATCAATGCTTGGGCTAAGCGTAAGTTTACAGGCAGTATAATTGCTGGGACTGGCTTTGGTAAGTCTCGTTGCGGCGTCATTGCTGCTGGTAAAACTCTGCATACTACTGACACTGCTAAGGCTATTGTACTGGTCCCAACTACACAACTGCAAGCACAGTTTGAAGAAGAGTTTATTAAGTGGGGCTACGAGCATGTTTTAGATAGAGTAGAAATAATTTGTTATGCATCTGCATATAAGCTTAAGAACCAACACTACGATGTAGTAGTTTGTGATGAAGTGCACCTTGGCTTATCACCTGAGTATCGTAAGTTCTTTGAGAATAATACTTGGAATAAGCTATTGTGTATGACTGCTACACCTCCAGAAGAGATAGAATACAAAGATATATTGTACAAGCTAGCACCCGTGTGCTATCGTATTGATTTGGATAAGTGTGTGGAACTTGGACTAGTATCTCCTTATGAGATTATGTGCAAGCCTATTGAGCTCACTGATGTAGAGAAACAGGAGTATGATAAAGCAAACAAAGCTTTTGTATACTCTAAGTATATACTTGGACAGTTTGATGCATTTGACAGAGCTAGACATATCATGGGACCAGGTAAGAATACAGCTAGTGGGCAAGATAAAGCAGCAGCTGTACAGTTTTACAGGGCTATTAGAGGTCGTAAGACTGTAGTAGATCATGCTGATGGTAAAGTTGCAGAGCTACAAAAACTAGTTATTAATAACATAGGCGAGAAGATGCTTGTCTTTGGTGGTAGTAACGAGTTTACTAATAAGCTAGCTGAAGCTACAGATACTTTCTCTGCTGTATACCACAGTGGTAAGACTAAGAAGCAGAAAGAGCAAGCCTTAAAAGACTTTAGGTCTGGTGAGAAACCTGTGCTGTGCTCTACTAAGGCTTTGAACCAAGGCTTTGATGTTGCAGATGCAACTATGGCTGTGATTTGCGGCTTAACTAGTAAGTCATTGACTATGATACAGCGTGTAGGTAGGATTGTCAGATACCAAGAAGGTAAGATAGGCAAGATATTTATACTGTATGTCAAGGATAGTCAAGAAGAGAAATGGTTAAAAAGTAGTGTTAAAAATCTAGATAATGTGACCTGGTTAACTTGATAATCAGGCGCATTTTTCGTAAATTTATACAGATATGCAAATAGAAATACACATAGATTTATTGATAGAAAATGACATGAGTGCAGATGATTATCTCGCACTTTATGCTGTGTACAGAAAAGGATTTAAGACTCTTGAGAATCTAAAGATATGTCCTAACTGGGAGAAACTACAAGAACAAGGATTTGTTAAACTTGGAGAGACTCCTGAACAGCATGTTATTAGACAAGAGTTTATTGACTTGTTTTCTAGTGACTTTGATCAGATGTTTGCTGAGCTTATCAGCACATATCCAATGAAAGTCAGAACCAAAAACGGTAGCTATAGAATACTACGGGGCTCTGACCCTGAGCTTAAGACTAATGCGAAAGCAAAAGCTAAGTATAGTAGGATTGTAGGTACAAAAAGATTTATGCATGAGAAGATTATGCGCTTACTGAATGTGCAACTGAAGGTAGAGCGAGGTAGACTTGAGTACATGCAACAGTTAGAAGTATGGCTGAACAATCATACATGGGAAAAATACATTAATATAGACGAAAATGGAGGAGAAGAAACCAGAATCACACGTCGCCTCTGACGTATTCAAAGATAGAGGATTTCAGAAGATAGATAAAGCGGTTAATCAGTCCATTGCTATTGTTAAACAAGCTAAGCTTGGTAAACGTAATGTACTAGCTACATCTTGGAAGAGACTAAACAAGAATTTACTTGGTGGTCTGCAGAAAGGTAAGATGTATGTTATTGCAGGGCGTCCCGGTGTAGGTAAGTCAGCATTTAGTAATCAACTAGTGTTTGACGTGTTGGATACAAACCCAACTAAGCCTATCATGGTATTGTATTGGACATTCGAGATGCCCGGTTACCAGCAGGTAATGCGTAGCGCATCAAAGGATGTAAAGAAGCAAATGTCAGATCTATTGTCAGTAGAGTCACCTCTATCAGACATGGACTTTAAGACATATGCATCTAAGGTACAAAAGTATGGGCACTATCCTATCTATTTCAATAATATACCTCGTACTATGGAGTATATTATGCAGACTAACGAAGAACTATTCTTGCAACACCCTAATCACACAGTTATCAACTTGTTTGACCACTCACGTTTGATCCGGGGTAACGAAGAGACAGAGCTCCGTAGACTGAACACAATATCTAAAGGTTGTATGTGGATGCAGTCAAAGCTAGGTGTAGTTAACATACTACTATCTCAGCTTAACCGTAACATAGAACAAGAACATCGTGCTAAGAATCAGTATCAGCCCTTACTAACAGACTTGTTTGGTGGTGACTCTATTGGTCAGGATGCACATGTTGTTATGATACTCAACAGACCTCATGATTTGTATGGTATTACAGACTCATACTGCGGCGAGAACCCACAAGGTTTGCTAGCATGTCATATGGAGAAGAACCGTGATGGTTTACTTGGTATGATAGGCTACGAGGCAGATATGTCTACATTTACTATTAAGGAGAGAACGTGATAACTGAAGTTACTAGAAAGACATTTACTATACGAGAGTCTGGTAGGTCTACAGATTTTATCACGCCTAGTTTTGGACACGGTTGTTTGTATGATTGTAGCTATTGCTACATGAAACGACACAAGCCCGACGGCCTGACTGTTGCAAAGAATGTAGGTGATATACTTACAGAGGTAAACAATCATGCATACTTTACACCAGTAGATAAGCCTAACCAAACACACCCGGAGTATACAACTTATGATATAAGCTGTAACGAAGATTTTGCATTGCATGCTAAGTACCATGATTGGGAGCGCATCTTTGAATTCTTTAGAACTCACCCGGTTGCTATGGCTAGCTTTGCTACCAAGTATGTTAATGATAAACTACTGACATTTGACCCGCAAGGTAAAGTGCGTATTAGATTTAGTCTAATGCCGCAAAAAATGTCAGACATACACGAGCCCAACACATCAAAGATACATGATAGGATAAATGCTATCAATAGATTTGTAGATGCAGGCTATGATGTACATGTCAACTTTAGTCCTGTCATAGTATATGACGGATGGCTAGATGACTACGCTCAACTATTCAAGGACCTAGATGATGTTGTGTTACATAAAGATAAAGTGCTAGCGGAAGTTATCTTCCTTACACATAACTTTAAGAAACACAAAGTCAACTTACAGAGGCACCCAAATGCTGAAGTAACGCTGTGGACACCGGATATACAAGAGATTAAGAAGTCACAATATGGTGGCGAGAACCTGAGATATAAACTTAAATTCAAGGGTAAGTTTATACAGCAGTTTAAAGAATTGCACGGGAGTATTATTCCTTGGAACACTATTAGATATATATTTTAATTATGGAACTACCAAAAACTGTGGTAAAGGCGAGCCGTAAATCGCCTAAGAACATGATAATCTATGGTCCACCTAAGATAGGTAAGACTACAGTATTATCACAATTGAAAGACTGTTTGATTATTGACTTGGAGGATGGCTCCGATATGGTTGACGCCCTAAAAGTTAAAGTTAACAGTTTGAAAGAACTTGGAGATGTTGGTAAAGCAATCATCAAAGAGGGAAGACCGTACAAATACATTGCTATTGACACTATCTCAAAGCTTGAGGAATGGTGTGAAGCTGATGCAAAGGTATTGTACATGCAGACTCCTATGGGTAAAAGCTTTGAGCAGAAGAACCCTGGCGCGTCAGTACTATCATTGCCTAACGGCGCTGGCTACTTATACTTACGTATAGCCTACAAGAAATGGATAGACAGACTGAACAAGCTAGCGGATCACATAATCTTAGTTGGTCACCTAAAGGACAAGATGCTTGAGAAGAAAGGCAAAGAGGTTGCTGTAAAGGACCTTGACTTGACTGGTAAGATCAAGCAGATTACTTGTGCTAACGCTGATGCTGTTGGTTATATTTACAGAGAAGATGATACCACTATGGTTTCATTTAATTCTTTGGATGATATTACTGCCGGTTCACGTTGTCACCACTTAAAGGGAGAGACCATGCCCTTAGACTGGTCTAAAATATTTATTGATTAACCGCTTAATATTTAAACAAATGATTGAAGCACGCACAAACAACCCTGGCGAGGACACGCAGAAAAACCAAACACCAGAAACTATAACCGTGACTATGATTCTAGAAGATCTAGATAATGGTATTGATCGTAATGGTATCAAAGACAAGTATGGCTTACAGAGTTGGGAAGTAAAACAAATGTTTGAACACCCAACATTGAAAGGCAAGAAAGCAAGGAAGGTAAGAAAACTTTCTTTCAACTTTGTAGATGATACTACACCAGATCCTAACCAGACTAGTATTGATGTAGAAGCTCCAGATGTAGATGTACATACGGAAGCGTCTATGATTGTAGAGGCTACTCCTG